ATTTAGAAATGCTTAGGAAGCATAGCGAAGGTGTTATGGCATCAAGCGCATGTCTCGGTGGCGTGTACGCTTCTGATTACTGGCAGCATATTACCGATGGAAAAGAAAAAACATTAAATGCTATGCGCCAAACAACTGAGAATATGTTAGGAGTTTTCGGTGATCGCTGGTATGGTGAACTCCAATGGTGGTTGCACCAGGATCAACACAATCTTAATCAAATGATTATTCAAATGTCAAAGGAGTACAACTTGCCTTTGATTTCAACTTGCGATAGTCATTATTACAATCCTGAAGTTTGGAAAGACCGGGAGCTTTATAAAAGACTTCACCCAGGTATGGCAGCTTTTCACGGGGAAATGCCATCGGGACTAGAAGAAATGGCATACGAACTCTATCCTAAGAATGGAGATCAAATGTGGGAGTCTTATAAGAAATATAGCTCCAAGATTGGAGAGAAGTACGATGACGATTTAATTATGGAATCACTTGAGCGCACATATCATATTGCGCACCAACGCATAGAAAAGTTCTATCCAGATAATACTGTACGGCTTCCTTCGTTTGTTATACCCGAAGGAATGAATGAGAATGAGGCTTTAAGCCTTGGAGCAACTAACGGACTATGGGCAAAAGGAAATCCTACAGAAGAATACACCAATAGATTAGACCACGAACTTCAAGTGATTAAGGATCGCGGCTTCAGTCGCTACTTCTTAACAATGAAAGCTATCGCAGATAAAGCCACTTCGATGCAAATTACAGGACCATCGAGGGGTTCGGCAGGAGGCTCCCTTGTGGCTTATGCTTTAGGAATTACGCAAGTTGATCCTATAAGGCATGGTCTACTTTTTTCTAGGTTTTTGCGTTCTGATGCAACGGATTATCCTGATATTGATTATGATGTTTCAGATCCTATGAAACTGAAGGAATCTTTAGTAAAAGAATGGGGCGAAAATAATGTTGTTCCAATCTCGAATTGGAATACTTTGCAGCTTCGATCCTTAATAAAAGATATAGCAAAACTTCATGACATTCCTTTTCAAAAAGTAAATAAAGTGACTGGTGCAATGGTTGGCGAAGCAATAGGTCCAGCGAAAAAAGATAACGGTATTACTACCGGAGTCTATACACCTACCTTTGATGAATTAATGAAATATAGTTCCACGCTTCAATCTTTTCTTGAAGAATATCCTGAAGTGGAAACTCATGTTAGAACTTTGATGGGTCAGGTTAGATCTTGCTCGCGCCACGCGGGTGGATTAGTGGTAGGGGAAGACTTAGATAAATATATGCCATTGATTTATAGTGGTGGCGTAAGACAAACCCCGTGGACGGAGGGTCAGAATGTTAGGCATCTTGAACCAATGGGTTTTATTAAGTTTGATATTCTTGGTCTGAGCACGTTGCGAATGATAGAAGGTGCAATTACAAAGATTTTGGAAAAGAACGGCACTCCAACATTTACAGACGTTAAGAGCTTTTATGATCAATACCTTCATCCAGACAAGATTGATTTTGATAATCAAGATATTTATAAAAACATTTTCCATAACGGTAAGTGGGCAGGCGTATTTCAATTTACTGAGGCTGGAGCCCAGGGCTTTTGCCAACGCGCAAAACCTACAAGTTTAATTGATATTGCAGCCATTACTTCGATCTTTAGACCTGGACCTTTAGGAGCTAAGGTTGATCGGAAATATGTAGAAGCTAAACGAAATCCACAATACATAAAATATATTCATCCAATTGTTAAGGAAGTAACGGAGGAAACATACGGTTTCTTAATCTTTCAAGAACAGATTGCGCTCTTGGCACATAAGTTAGGAAAAAACGTATCGCTTGATGAAGGTAATCTTCTGCGAAAACTCTTAACCAAAAAAGGAACAGGAAAAGTTGAAGCAAAGAAGATTAGAATTTATAATAAGTTTATTGCAGGATGCACAGAAAAAGGAATCGACAAGACTGACGCTCAACACTTGTGGGATACTTTTGAGTATTTCAGTGGGTATGGCTTTAATAAGTCTCACGCTGTTGGCTATAGCATATTATCTTTTCAGTGTGCTTGGCTATTAAATTATCATCCAGCAGAATGGTGTGCTTCTTTTCTAAACAAAGAGCCCGAAGCTCGCAAAGAACGAGCAATCAATATTGTTAAGAATCTTGGTTATGAAATTCAGGAAGCAGATATTAATTCTTCCGGCAGAGAATGGGACATTTCTTCCGAGGGAAAATTAGTCCAACCTCTTACTTCTATAAAAGGTTTGGGCGAAAAAGCAATGGAACAAATTCTTGAGCATCGACCGTTTTCTACAATAGAGGAATTTTTGTTTGACGAAAACATTAGTTATTCAAAACTCAACAAAAAGGCATTGGACGTTTTGGTAAGAGCCGGTGCGTGTGATCCTCTTTCAGATTCTCGTTTTAAACATTGCAAACATTTTTGGTTGTCCATCGCTAAGGATCGCCCCAAGAATAAAAAGAAGCTTGAAGAAAATATTATAAAGTACGGAGGCGAGCCAGATTTTACCGAGGAAGAACGAATCGAAAATATTGTTTCTTTGACAGGAATTTTTCCTTTCGATATTGTATTGGATAAAAAGGTTAGGCGAAGACTTGAAGTTAATTGTGTGCCTCCATTGGCGCAATTTGATAAAGACTTAAAAATTTGCTGGTTTATTCCAAGACAAATTATTGTTAAGAAAACGCGCAATGGAAAATTATTTTGGATTATAAATGCAATTGATGATACTTGTCAAACTACAAACATTAAGTGTTGGAATATCAAGCCATCTGATAGATTGCATTTGAATCGACCATATATTAGTAAACTTGATTATGATCCGCAATGGGGATTTTCATCTAGGTCGGTTCAAAGAAATTTTAAATTGGTAGGATAAGGAAATGCATAGAATAGAAGAATATCTAAATAAGTTCACGGATGAAAAAATATTGAAAAGAAGCTCATCTAAAGTGCAAAAAACTAAGGGTTCAATGGCGGAATTATTGTGGGGAAGTTTCTCTCGTCAGAGTACTAATATAATATTCGGACACGTCATTGAGGCTTCTTTCAATGCACTCATTCCGTCAAAATATTATCTTGGCATATCTCACATACGCCCCGAAGCTGAAACGAAGCGCATACAATTAGATATTCTTTTTATGAAGGACAATGTTGTTTATTATTTCGAATCCAAAAACAATATAAACTTGGATACTGAAAAAATGCCAGCCTGCATTGAAAAAATTTCTAAAGTTAAAACAGCTTTAGCATCAAGGTATCCTGAATATGTTGTGGTGGCGAAAATTTTAACTAGCAGATTTCCAACCACGCAAGCAATACCGCGTGAATTTTTCAAAAATGGATTGACAAACATGAATGTTATAGGATATAATGATTTTTTTGAGATTATAGGTGAGGAAACAATTAATGAAGAAGAATGGTATAAAATTATTCGAAGACAAGGAGAAAAAATTGAAACCAATAATTAAATGGTCTGGTGGTAAGCGTAGAGAAATTGAACTTTTTCGACATCACTATCCATCAGAGTTTTTAAAGTTTGTAGAACCATTTCTCGGTGGGGGCGCAGTATATTTTGATTTAAATTTTGAAGGAAAAAATGTTGTGTCAGATACACATGAGGAATTAATCAATTTTTACAAACAGTTGAAAAATCCCGAAAATTCTAAAAAGATTTATTCAATGATGAATAATCCGTGGTTTCATCTTTATCGTGGAAGGCAAAAGAAAGAAAAAATGGATGAAATTTATAATTCATTCCCTCCAGATTTTAAAAATACGGGAGAATTAACATACTATTACATACGGGATGAGTTCGCCCCTAAGAATAAGGTGGAAGAAGCTTTTCGGTTTTATTTTTTAAGAAAAACCACATTTCGTGGTATGTTAAGGTATAATCCAAAGGGTCATTTTAATATTCCTTATGGACGATACAAAACCATAAATTCAGATGATCTCTTAAATGAAGAATATTCAAAGTTGCTGAAGCGAACCCAGATTTGTTGTAAATCGTTTGAAGATATTTTCGATATATACGGGAAAGACAAGGACGCTTTTTTCTTTTTGGACCCTCCATATGATTCGACATTTTCAGATTACAAACATCCCTTTAAACAATCTTTACATTATAAATTATTTAAATGTTTTGAAAATTCAAAGGCACAATGTTTGATGGTGATTGGAAAATCACCCTTGATTTCAGATCTCTACAAAAATTATATCGTTGATGAATATGAAAAAAAATATGGATTTAAAATCCACTCAGGTCGTGTCGGCGGCGAAATAAATAATATTCATTATGTGATAAAAAATTATAGGTAAAAAAATGAGCGAAGATGAAGAAACACTAGAGATACATAAATTAATCGTAGGCAACTCGGAAATAGAAGCCGAAGCCACCGATAGTATATCCGAATATTTAATAGAGCGAGCCGCGTTTAAAGCGAACCAACTGGGGAGAAATCACTACAAACTTAAACAATTCGACATTGTAAAAGATGCGATGTCAAATGGATGGGTTTTAGTTTTTATGTGCGAACGGTGGTTTTGATGGAGGGGTTCAAAGATTATAAGGTTCTTATAGAAGACTTAGAAGTTCCTGAAAAAGACCTTACAAAAGCAGAATTAATTGGTGTTATTAATAAAGAAATAAGTAAAGGATGGAGTGCGGAATTTAGCAAAGATGCTATTGAAATAGAAGTAGAGCCCGAATGGAAAAATATTTTAAGAGAAGATGGTTCAATCCTGTACGAATATACGCAATTAGGTTGGAAAGCTATGCATTATCAACAACGCGATCAAGAAAAGAAAATTAAAAGAGAATGGCTTAGTTTTAAAAGTTTAAATTATAAAGGAAAAAAGAAATGATTATTGAATATACAAGAAAAAGAAAAGACGTTCGCCCCCCTGAACGAGCAAATCCAAGTGATGCGGGATTGGATTTATTTTTCAACCCAGAGCCCAAAGGATTTTTGCCAAACCCTAAAACTGATAGTGTGTTGATCGAGCGCGGACAAAGCGTTTTATTACCCACGGGATATAAGTTTGGCATTCCACACGGGTATATGTTAGAAATAAAAAATCGGTCTGGTATGGCAGCAAAGCGGTCATTGATAGTTGGAGCGTGCGTCGTTGATAGCGGGTATGATGGTGAGGTGTTTGTAAATCTTCACAACATTGGCGATCAAGGACAGATTATCGAGCCACAAACTAAAATTGCACAAGCAGTTTTAATACCTGTAGTTCATTTTAGGGCAATTGAAACACAAGGCGAGCTATACGATTGGTATCCGATTACTCTTTCTAATCGTGGAGATGGAGCTTTGGGTTCAACGGATGATAAAGAAGAAACTAATGGCTAGTTTATCGAAAAAGATCAATCGCCAGCAAAAAAAAGACGCCAAAAAAGATCTTAAAGAAAAAGTTGGACTTTTTAATAAATTAGAAAACCATTGTTTAGTTTGTCAAAAGGATTTTGATAAGAAAAATAAAGAAATGGTAATGAGTTGGAGTGTCGTCGTCAAAGAAGATAAAGTCAGGCTTTATTGTCCTGAGTGCTGGGACAGAGCAAATAAATTAATAGAGGAAATAAAAGATGGATATACAAACTCAAAAACTAATGTTTAGTTCTAAAAGCAGCGAATGGGAAACACCCACAGAATTTTATGATAAATTAAATAGAAAATTTGGTTTTACTTTAGACCCGTGCGCAACTCACGAGAATAATAAGTGTGATAAATATTATACTATTGAAGATGATGGGTTGAGCCACAGTTGGAAAGGGGAAACAGTTTTTGTAAATCCTCCTTATGGGCATGTGGGAAAGTGGGTTAAAAAGGCATACCAGGAATCTACTGAAAATGGTGCTACTGTGGTTATGTTAATCCCGTCGAGAACAGATACAAAATATTGGCATGATTATATTATGCAGTCGGCTAGTGCAATTTATTTTATAAAGGGGAGGTTAAAATTTTATAATCAAGTGATTGTAGACTTTACTGGAAAAACCGAACTAAGTCCAGCCCCTTTTCCCTCGGTGGTGGTTGTCTTCAGTGGCTTGCGATGGTCGCCTGGTCCACGGGTAGATAGTATGGAGAGGCTATGAATGAAAAAACTAAAAAGATAATCTTTGCTATTCCAGAAAACGATAAGGCAAAGTTTAAGGTCCAGCTTCAATATGATAGTTTGACGCAAGCGGATTTTTTTCGAGGAATTTTCAAAGCCTATCTTGATAGGGACAACTCTTTTATGTATTTTATATCAGAGTTAAAATCCTCTCTTGGTGCTCAAAGCAAACCTCAGTTAAAAAAGGTAAAGAAAAATTTACAACAATCCCAAACTACTTCAAAGCAATTTGCACTCGAAGATGATGAAGTAGAAAACATTTTTGACATTCTGGAAAAGGAGCACCCTGACTTATGATGTGTTATACAGAATGTCGTATTAAAAATAAAGCGTGTCAAGTTAAGGAATGTAGGCTTTGGATAGATTATCCAGAAGATTTAAATTGTACTGAAATTGCTGTGCAGAAAGAAGGGGATATGACATTAATAAAAATTGGAAATCGATT